TTTAAAGGCAAGTCGATTACAGACATTGTTAGTTCGTATGAAAACTTGGAAAAGGAATTGGGTAGGAAGGGCCAGGAAGTAGGTGAGCTTCGTCAGTTAACCGATCAAATTCTTAAGCAACAACTTACGACTAATCAAAGCGGGACTAACGAAGAGTCGCAAGAAGAAGAGGTTGATTTTTTTGATGACCCTGATAAAGCAGTCAGTAAAGCCATTGAAAATCATCCTAAGTTCCGTGAGTTTGAACAGCAGCAAGCCGTACAACAGGCTAATGCTACAACTGAACAACTTAAAGCGACACATCCTGATTACTTAGAAATCGTAGGTGATGGTAAGTTTCAGGAGTGGGTAAAGGAAAGTCCAATTCGTACTCAGTTGTACGTACAAGCCCATAACAGTTACGACTTAAATTCAGCTATGGAGCTTATTGGTAATTGGAAAGAACGAAAACTGATTACCAACACAACTGAGGCAGAAGCGGAAAAGGCAGCAAAACGTGAAGCTGCTTTAAGGAATGGAAAAGCAATTTCCCGTTCGTCTTCCGATTCCACAGTCGGTAAGAAAATCTACCGTAGGGCTGATCTAATCAGACTTAAAACAACACAGCCTTCTCGTTATGAAGCACTTCAAGATGAAATTCTAGAGGCTTATGCGGAAGGTAGAGTTAAATAACTATAAAGAGCTAGAGGAGAAATACAATGGCTTTGGGTACTGCACAACAGACTACGACAACGGCAGCGAAATTTATTCCTGAGTTGTGGTCGGACGAGGTTATTGCAGGGTACAAGAAAAATCTTGTCCTGGGTAATGTCGTTACTAAAATTAATCACGCTGGTAAGAAAGGTGACACGATTCACATTCCTGCGCCAGTACGTGGTTCCGCTAACGCTAAAGCAGCAAACACGCAAGTTACGCTGCAAGGTGATACGCATAATGAAGTTCAACTGTCCATCAATAAGCACTACGAATATTCCGTAGTCATTGAAGACATTGTTGAAGTTCAGGCCCTCCAATCGCTTCGCCGGTTTTACACCGACGATGCCGGGTACGCACTTGCTACTCAAGTAGATACGGACTTGTTCACTTTGATTGAAGGTCTTCAAGGTGGAACCGTAGGTGGTTCAGGTACGTCACTCTTTGAAAAAGCAAAGATTGGTAGCGATGGTACTACGGACTTTGTAGGTGGTACGTCTAACGCTGCCGACATTGCGGATGCCGGTATTCGGAAGATGATTCTTCTTCTGGATAATGCTGATGTTCCGATGGATAATCGTGTTATGGTTATTCCTCCGGTTGCAGCCAACGATATGCTTGGTATTAACCGTTTCACTGAGCAACAGTTCATTGGTGACGGTGATGCAATCAAGACGGGTAAAATTGGTAGCATCTACGGCATGGACGTATTTGTTTCTAGTAACTGCCCATCAGGAACAACGACGAACTCCGTTGCTGTTCGCTTTGGTGTGATGATGCACAAAGACGCTCTTGCTCTGGTTGAGCAAATGGGTGTGCGTTCTCAGACCCAATACAAGCAGGAATATCTTGGTGATCTCTTCACCGCTGATACCCTGTATGGTGTAGGTGAACTTCGCGATACCGCTGGTGTTGCGATTGCTGTTCCCGCCGCCTAAGTAACATAGGGGAGGTCTTAATAATACAGGCCTCCCCACTACTTAACTAAGGAGTTTCCATGCCAAATTATAACTACATTTGTACCTCTTGTGAGCATATTCAAACCGAATGGCGTTGTATGTGCGAACGTAAAAAGAAAACGGAATGTGTTAAGTGTGGTAGTAAATCAATTTTAACTGTATCAGCCCCAACTATTTTATTGGATGGGTCAAACCCTGACTTTACCGCTGCCCACTCTAGATGGGTTAAGGAACATGAAAGTCGAGGCAATGGTGTTAGGACTGAGTAATGTTAACTATAGAAGCAGCTTTTGCCGACACAAGTTACGACATGGAACTTGAAAAGATTAAGAATAAAATACAGAAGTTGTATACGGAACTGTTAGTTAAAACTTTTAAAGCTGCTAATCCTAATGCTACTCCAGAACAAATAGAAGAGTTTTTAGAGGCAAACGAACTAGAGTTTAAGGGTACTGGGTTTGATGAAGAGGCTGATGATCTAGAGGCAATGTTGGACTTACTAGGTAAGGAAGATGAATTAGACGAAATTAAAAACAAATCCTTTGAGACTCCTGACGTGGAAAGTGGTAAGGAACTTAAAAGTAAATCTAGCGAAAAGACTACCGCTCCTATAACTACAGATTTAAAGCTACCGACAGGAGGTTTGTTTACACCTAAAGATGCACAAAGCAGACCAAAAACAAAGTCATTACAAACACCGACAGGTAAAATTAAACGTATTATAGATGACGCACCCACAGTAAAAACTAAAGAGTTAAAAGATATTTGGGAAGCGGAACGATCTAAGCTACTTGCTTTAGTTGAACAGAGAAACAAAGAGTTTGGAGTTATTCTCTAATGGAAATTAAAAATAGAATTGCTGGTAGAATTGTTAAAGTTGAGCCTAAAAAAAGAATTACAAATAAAAAAAAGAAAGCTCGACGTGTTGCTAGACGTAGGATGTATACGTAATGCCCCGTGGTAGAATACGCCCCCTTGTTAAACCGTTTCCTAGAGCAAGTCAACATACGTGGAAACAACAGCAGTTATTTATACAACTGAGTAATAGAAATCAGGAAGTACGTGAACCTTACCTATTTGGCAGTTCTAGGTCACTATATGGTAAAGCAAAATATTCAAGTAGATAATGGAGTAATATAATGAGTGACTATTCAATTTCAGTTTCTTGGTCAGGAAAAGATTCTTTAGCTGACAGCGATGCCGCTAAAGTTATTTCCGGTGCTGATTTTAATACGGAATTTACAGCCGTACAAACAGCCGTAAACTCAAAACTTAATAAAAACTTTGATAACATTACTAGCCCATCAGGAGCTAGAACAGCTTTGGGTTTGGTTCCTGGTGTTAATGTTCAAGCCTATGATGCTGATAATGTAGTCAAAGATGTAGCAAATGAATACACTAAAACTCAAAACTTTAACGCTACTGGCCTAACTGACGGTGCAACTATAGCTTGGGACGCTTCAATTAATCAAGTCTGTAGTGTTACACTTGCCGGTAATCGTACAATGGCTGCACCTACAAACCAAGTAGACGGTGGATTTTATCATATTACTATTATTCAGGACGGTTCAGGATCACGTACAATAACATGGAATGCTGTATTTAAGTTTCCTTCCGATACGGCTCCTACGCTTACCACAACCGCATCTGAACAAGATGAGCTTACTTTCCGTTCCAACGGCACAAATATGTACCTTGTTGGTCAATCCCTAGCAGTTGCTTAATTAGGAGATAATAATGTTTGCAATACTTTCTGACGGTGCCGTAGCATCCCTTCATAACAACTCACGATCCGTTGCGATTGCTCTTGGTAAACGTGATAATCTTTCTTACCAAGCCAACATCTGTCAAGTGTGGTCACAAGAGGAACTCAAGGAACATAACGTAGTCCGTTTTGAGGAGCCTTCAGTCCCTACAGATAAACTTGAAAAGGGAGATAAGTCGGATACAGTAGATGAGTTTGTAGTGACTCGTAAGGCAACCTGGGTTGACAATCCTGACTACGTTGCCCCCACTCCAGTATCCGATCTTCAAAGAGCTAAAGATAATGCGGTAGCAGCAATTAAAATAGAGGCACACAAACGTATTATTACAGCCGTACCTGAATGGAAACAAAGAAATGTAATTGTCGATCTGTCCTCTGACGATGCAGACACAAAGGCAGCGGCAGCTACAGAGTGGAAAAAGGTTACTGATATTAGAACTAAGTCTGATGAATTGGAAGCATCTGCAAACGGTATGGACTTGGATGCTCTTAGACATATAGATTTAAATTGGCGCGCTGACGAAAAGTGGACTGACTAATGTTAGTTTATCCTACAGGGATACCCACTGGTGCTTCCGGTTATACCATTGAAAACGCTATCTGGCTGGATGGCTCCGCTGATTATTTGAGTTGGACGCCAAGCGCAACAGCATCAAGCAACACAGATAAAACAATATCTTTTTGGGTTAAAAGAGTTAAATTTGGAAGTGTGCAATGGGTGCTAGACGTAGCTTCAAATGGCGATCAAATTCAATATACTTCTGGTGATAAACTTGAAATTTCATTAAACGCTACGACTGATTCACATTATACAACTAAATCTGTTTATCGTGATCCGACAGCGTGGACGCATATAGTCATAGCATTTGATACTGATAACGCTACAGCGGCTAATAGAAAAAGGCTCTTTATTAACGGAGTTTTACAAGAAGACGCTGTTTTAGATAATCATGATGATCCTTCTGATGGTGCTAATGTAGATTGGATGAAGGCTTCCATTGCTCATAACCTTGGTAGGCGTGGAAATAATAGTCAGTTTTTTGCAGGGTATCTTGCAGAATTTATTGGATTAGACGGCACCGCAGCTCAGGCTACAGACTTTGGTGAATACGACGATAACGGTGTGTGGGTGCCAAAAAACCCATCTGACTTATCCAGTATAACGGGAAAAGTATTAATTTCTCAAGGCACTGGAAGTGCAATTGGCACTATGGACGTGCGAGCATCAGCCGCATTTGATGGTAATAATAATCAAGATGAAAACAATGCTGCATCACATTCTTCAGCGGCAACCACTGTTACGATTGGAAAAGATTTTGGTGCTGGAAATGCTAAGACTGTCACCCAAGTAAAAGCCTTTGGTTATAGTGGCGGTGGTTTTACATCTAATGCTAGTGAAAACTGCACTATTACTGTTATAGGATCGAATACTGGCCTTGGAAGTGATGAAGTAACTCTTGCTACATCAGGAACTATTTCCGACACTACAGATAGTAACCCCCAAACTATTTCATTTAGCAATTCAACTGCATATCGTTATGTATATATAAAGCTAACTCAGTCACCATCAAACTATTTCTTTGTAGCTGAACTAGAGTTCTATGAAGAAGGAACAGTAGGTTTTGGAAATAACGGTTTTCATCTTGATTTTAAAGTAGCCCCTGGCACAGGTAACGGCGCGGGAACTGACGTATCTGGGAACGGAAATCACTTTACTGAAACCAGCATAACTGCGGCGCAGCAAGTTACCGACACTTGCACTGATTCTGCTAATAATGATATCGGCAACTATTGCACTTGGAATTCTGCTGGTGATTTCCCTTCAGCAAAGGTCACGTTAAGCAATGGCAATACTACGGCTACAATAACTCCTGATGGAGCTATTCTCGCAACTCAATTTTTTGATGTCACTGATAGTGATGGATTTTATTGGGAAACAAAGTTTACATCTAATATAAGTAATGCAGAACACGCTGGAATTGGGCAGGCAACTGTTCCATTAAATAACACAGGTTATCGTGACAATGGTATAGCTACATATTTAAGTGATGGTGGTTCAGAAGGAACTGCATCTGGTAGTTTAGGTACAACTGGTAATAGAGCCGCAGCCGGTACGCATGAGACTTGGCAGACAAATAATGACATCATTAGTGTAGCTGTTAAAGGTGGAGCTATTTGGTTTGCAAAGAATAATGTTTGGCAGGACGGAGCAAATGGAGGTTCAAGTTCTGCAACTGTTCTTTCGGAGATTAACGCCGGTACAACTACCAATGCGTTCTTTACAGGTCTTACAGGTCTTTGGGCACCAATGGTTCGTGGTCATAGTGGCAGTGCTACACCGTCAACAACAAACTGGGGTGCTACAGCATTTACTTACACACCACCGACTAACATGAAACGTCTTATGACGGCGAATAGGTCGGCTCCGACTATTAAGAACCCTGATGATGGGTTTGCGCTAATCACATTAGAAAACGGGAATACCATCGAAGCCAGCCTAGCCAACGCACGTACAGGGTGGAGCAGCTTCATCGACGTATATAAACGTGAGGATGGAACCAATGAAGATTACGATGTTAGGTTTTCTGATGATAGTGGTAATTCAATGCACTTCAATACAAACGCCGCCGCAGGTTCAGAGTTAAGCCTAGCGTCAGGCGTAAACTACTCCGCATGGTCTTGGCGCGTAGGTTCAACTTATGGGTGCTACACAGCAGAGATTAGCCATAATAACAGTTCGGCAACAAATCAAGCCCATGGTCTAGGGAGTGGTGCAAAATCGGCTGTTGCGAAACGATCAGATAGCACAGGAGATTGGTATGTGTCACATCCAAATATGTCTTCGGCTAATATCCGCTTTAACGTGCAAGAAGCGACAACCAGCGAACTTGTAACGGTAGATGATACCAACGTAACACTAAGTACTAGCTTCGCGTCTGGCACCTATCGAGTCATTGTATGGAAGCAAATCGACGGGTTCAGCGCGTTTACCGGGTATGCCCATAACGGTTCTAGTAATGGTCCTTATGTACATCTTGGTGGATCAGCATCAGCGTCCCTAGTCGCATGGCGCAACATTGATGCTTCCAATTCCAACGATTTCTTTCCGACATTTACAAACTATTCCACGAACGGCAACAGCAATCCTACCGATATTCGTTATAACTGGAGCAATGGAGAAAAAGGTTCTAGCGGCATCACGATTGGAGATGTAACTGCCAATGGATACAAGATGCGTCCTAGTGCTGGAGGGGCTTTCGGCATCGGTGCTGATGATCCTATGTTAGTGTGGGCGTGGGGTCTTCGCCCCTTCGGTGGTGTTGGCGTAGCACAAGCTAGAGCGAGGTAGTACTATGGACCCAATTACTATAGCCGCTGCAATTGCAGCTACTAAGACTCTAGTAAAATCTGCTAAAGGTGTTCAAGATATTGCTCATGGTCTAGATGGATTGTTTCAAGCAAAAGAACAACATGAAAAGAATAAAGATCATAAACCCGGTAATTCAATAGGTAAAAAGAATAAAAGCATACTGCAAAAACGAGCTAAGGACGATGGCTCAGAAACGTCAATGTCATCTGCTGCTGCAGCTGTTATAGAAGAAAAACAACTACAACAACAACTTGATGACCTTAAAGCAGAGATTAACTCAAAATGGCCTTCTAAACCGGGTGAGAAAACTACTTGGGAATTAATATTAAAAGAACGTGATAAAAGAATTGCTGATAAGAAAGAACGTGAAAGACTAGAAAAGATAGAAGCAGAAGAACGTGCAGAGCGAAGAAAAGTAATACTAATTGAAATTGCAAAAGGCCTAGCTGTTATAGTTATTGCTGGCGGTATTGGTTGGTTTCTTTGGTGGGCAGCAACTAGTGGACCAGCGGTAACGTAGTATGGAGTTTGGTATTAGAGAACTTGTACAGTTTGGTACACTACTTGCCTCACTAGCCGGTGCGTTTGCTGTAGTAAAGTCTCAACTGTCTAGAGTCATTCAGGACATAGCGGAGATGGAGAAGACACTAAACGATATTAATACGCGCATTGATCAAGCAGATGCAGATCGTGCAGTAATCAAACATCAAAACAAAGTGTTCTCTACCATTCTATCTCCATCTAAGTTAGAAGCAAGTCACAGAGAAATATCAGAATTGAGGACTGAAATGAGAGTAGTACACAAAAATTTAGATAATCTATATCACATGCACAACGGTTCGCATCCGTCTGTGAAATCTGAACAGAGGTAGAGTAATATGACAAGTCCAATAAATCCCGGTGATCCTACACCTACATCTACAGATACTGATACTGAACTTGATGAAGCGATACCTGCAGACACGGATGTTGCACTTCCTGACACTGACGACATAACCACAGTTGAAGGTTTAAACAAACCTATTATTGATATTATGGGTCAGCAAGCAGTCGGTGCTATTACACCGGGAACGGAAGCAGGTCCAACAGATATTACTAGTGGTGTTGATCTTGGTGCAGGTGCATATACACCGACAGATCAAACTGTTCAGACTGATGAATTGTTAAGCGGACCAACAGACCTAACGGCTACGGGTGCAGCGGCTACAGCCGCGCAAGTGCAAGACGCATCTATGGTTGACAGTCCTACCTCACCAGATGCTGTTACTATTGAAAATATAGAGAGAACACAAAGTAATCTACCAACAACCACAGCACAGCAAGGAGAAGTTTCAGAAGGTGCTATTATTGATCCTAATCAGGTTGTTGACGAACGAACTAAAGCTGAGATGTTTGAACGAGGTAGCCTAGCTGAAGCAAAAACACAAACACTTGCTGCAGAAGCTACAACTAAATATCAAGTAGAACAGCTTATGGCTTCGCTTGATTCTGGTGCAGAACTACCACCTTACATGTCACCAGCAGTACGTAAAGCTAGAGGCATAATGAACGCTAGAGGACTTGGCTCCTCATCAATGGCAGCTGCAGCTATGGTTCAAGCTATGTTGGAAAGCAGTATTCCAATAGCTCAGTCTGATGCACAAGCGTATGCAACAATACAATTACAAAATCTGAATAACGAACAACAAACTGCTCTAGCCAACGCTGCAACTATTGCTGCTATGGACCGTCAGAACCTTGACAATCGAATGAAAGCAGCACAGCAAAATGCACAGTCTTTTCTTCAGATGGATATGGCAAATCTTACCAACAGACAGGCTACAGAAACACTTACATATCAAAGTAAAGTTCAGTCACTGTTTACAGATCAAGCTGCAGCGAACGCTGCTAAACAATTTAATGCTACGACACAAAATCAAGTCAATCAGTTCTACGATCAACTAGGTGCAACTGTTGAAACAAACAATGCTAACAGACAAGCCGCTATGGATCAGTTTAATGTAGATCAAACAAACTCTATCGCAAAGTACAATGCTAAGTTGCAAGATTCTAGAGACAAATTTAACTCTCAAATGCAACAACAAATAGAACAGTCAAATGTTGTGTGGCGAAGGTCTATTAATACAGCTAACACTGCAGAACAAAATGCCGCAAATAAATTGAATGCTGCTGCTATACTTGGTATAACTACTGCGGCACAAGCTAATCTTTGGCAAAAGTATCGTGACGACATTCATTATGCTTTTCTATCTACAGAAAATGCAGCGCAACGCGCACAACAATTAGCTCTTACAACAATACAAAATTCTTTTTCTAAAGAAATGTTTGATATGGAAATAGACGCTAACGCTGAACAACAAATTGGTAGTTACATTGGATCACTTCTTAACGATTCATTGTCTACAGCTGCAGGTAATCTTGTAAGTAACACGATAGGTAAACTACCTTTTTTTAGTTAAGGAAATATAAAGATGGATTTTTTAAATAATATTCCAATAATCGGACCAGCAATAAACTATGCAATAGAAGCTGGCAGTGATTTTTTATTTGGTGATGATCAAGGCATGGATGATGTAGACAGTGGTGGTTTTATAAGTGACTTGTTTTCAGGCGGTAAATCATCATCTTCTTCAAGACAAACGAAAGCTATTGGTCAAGCAATTGGAGAAACAAGACAAGATGTAAAAACTATAAAAAGATTAAGCAGACAAAGAGCTATGAGCGAACGCACAAAAAACATAGTTGCTGCATTAAGGACTAGTACCGATAGAAAAAGAGATGAAAGAGAAGCATATATAGAACGTTCTAAAATACCTATAAGGAGAGCGGCTGAACTACATTTACCTTCGGCTGTAAATCATTATAATAATCAATTAAGAAAAAATGGAATGTCAACAATACCTGATTTATCAGAAGCTATATCAGATCAAGCACCTAGATATACTAAAAGTCCCACAGCCATAGGTTAAGGAAAACATAATGAGAAAAATGAGTCAATTAGCAAAGAGTGATTTTGAACCTGATGTGTTAGGTGCAGCTATTCCCGGTCAATCACTAACATCTAATCCCGGTCAATTTCCTTACGAAAAACCACCTATGACAGTTGATCCGTTACAAGCAACAGACGCTCTACTTGAAACAATGATGGCACCACAAGCTAGGTCTACAATAGGTAAACTATTAGATATTGGAATATCTGCAGAGATGTTAGCATCCTCGTATGTGTTAGGAGGAGTAGCAGAAGGTCTGTTTGATGTAGACGTTGCAGAAATAGTTAAACCCGCTCTCATTCTAGAAATAGTAGGAATAGGAGACAATATGGGTATAGAAGACATTAATGTGTTAGATACTGCACCACCACAGGGTCTTGGTGATGGTCAACACATAGATTTATTAAGTAGAGTTAATCCTGATAAATTTGATAAAAGATTTAATAATAAAGAGACAGATATAGAAGATGAAATGATGCCTGAAGAAGAAAACATGATGATGGAAAATGAGTCACCTATGTCAGAAGGATTTATTTCTAGACCGATGGAGGAAGTGTAATGGGTTTTCTAAACATAATGGGAGGTATTGCTGCTGGCGCACAAAGAGCAGATGAACTAGACGCACGACTTAGGGCTAGTAAAAAAACAGATGATTCTGCTTCAAAATTTTTACAGAAAATATTAGCTACTGGTTATGCAACAAGCAAAGATTTTTCCGATAAAGGTTACTCTTTAGACGCTATGAGACTCATGGATGTTGATAACTTAACTCCTATTTATGCTGATGCTGTTACTTATGAAAAAAATGCAACTAGAAGAGCTAGTAATATAACAGAAGTAAGGCAAGCTAATGAAGCAGGTAACTATTCTGTGTTAAGTAAAGATGGTCAAGATATTTTTACACATCTCTCTGCTATAAATTATCTTAAAACTATATATGGAGGAAGTGATATAGAAATCAATGAAGATACTATAGCAAATGTAATAGAGCATAATAAACGTGGTTTGACAAAACTTATAAATTTTTATGGTGGATTAGACAATGCAGATATGAGTAAAGTTAATCAGCTTATAAAGACAATGTATACACCTCTTGACACACGAAGACAAGAAGGTACTTTAAGTTTTCAAAACATATTTACAGATGATGAAGAATTAAAAAGAGTATTTCTACCTTTTGCTGATCAAATTGGGTCTAAAGACCCACAGAAAATAAATGAAGTTTTAGATCAAATTAAAAAATTTAGTATATTTGGCGCACCGAATTTAAAACCTAAAGACTATGTTCTTACAACCGAGAGAGAACATAATTCTCCTAACACTGTTTCAACAACACCTGAAATTATAAATAAAGCTTCTGACGATGTTGTTACTTTTTTAAGTGCAGATATTGAAAAGAATAAGGGAGCAGCATACAATCACAGCGTAATTAATGCTTCAGCTGACGGTTCGATTAAAATTAAAAAACATGGATTGAGAAGTATACTTGGATTAACTAAACGTTTTATTGGTAGTCCACAAAACGTTCAATATGCTGAAGATTTAGTTGAATCATTTGGAAATATGACACCTGACGCTAGAGAAAAACTAGAAGGTGTAAGTTTAATGAGAGTTGTGGGTGAAGCATTTAAACAATTTCGTGTTCCAAAAGAAGAAATAATAACTGTTAGATCACCAGATGGTAATTATTATAAAAGGAAAAAATCACCGAAACCTCCTTCAGATGAAACGTTGCGATTAGAAAAAACTACCACGGCAAAGCTTATTAAAACTGCAGGAGTTTTATCTAACACCATGCGACAAGTTAACAGAATAAACACTGTTTACGAAACTATGGGTCTTGTTGAATTAGCAGATAGAAGTGCAAAAGGTGACACTTTTGAAAACAGTAGTGCTTTTAAAAACATATTAGATAAGATACTAGCAAATATTCCTGAAGATAGCACAGCACAAATAGAAGGCAGAACTATTACTGGAACACAGATCAGAAATACCGGAATAGATATTTTAAATAAGTTAAATGAAGAGGAGTTAAAATTTTTAAGACAAAAAGGGGCTGTACTTGTTTCAACAGCACCGTCTGAAACTGCAAGTTTCATAGAAAGTATGATGGCTAACTTAGAAGGTATAGCTAAACTTACTGGTGAAGTGTTTACCATTAAAAATTTAAACGACATGAAGATAAAAATGCAAATTAATTATACAGATGGTCAATTTGAAAACGCAGATAGAGTTGTTCAACAAAAACTTCAAGGAGAAAGCTTCTCTAATTACAAACCATTAAAAGAAGAAGAAGAAAATTATAAAAAACAATTAAAAATAGTTGAGCAATTTAAAGATAAACCTAACAGCGTTGCTTTTCTAAAAGCACAAGCAGCTGCTCAATTATCTTTTAGTAAAATACAATTAGCTTATACTTTTGCAGCCATCTCTCAAGGTGGTGAAGGGAGTGCAAGAACTATCTCTGACGCTGACTTTGCAAATAACTTACGTTCTTTATTTACCACATCTGGCCCGGGTTTAATTGGTGTGATGAATGACATCAAAAATCAAATTGAAATCGAACAGGAAGCTAATGCACAACTTATAGCTTTAAATAATACAGGTAAACAAGCAGAAGCTGCTGCTATGTTTAAAGTGCTTGAACAACAAGATCAACTACGTCGAGATAGGCAAAGTAAGAAAGTGATTGGACTTGATAGCGAAGTGGGTCAACAAAGTGCAGCTGCGCCAAAACCAGATCAAACTCGAATTAATCGTCCTATAGCAATTCAAAGTCTTATAGGTAGCAATCTTACTAAAAGACCTATAGCTCCTACAACACAAAGTTTCACTCTTAGAGATAAAGATGGTAAAGAAACTAATAGAACAGCAAATTATAATTTTAAAATAGTTAGTAATAGAGATGCTGTAAAAGAAGAAAAACGTCTATATTATTATTTAGAAGGTTATAGAAGAAGGATAAAAACAGCGTATAATAAAAAATTTCCTGAGAATCCTTTAACACCAGAAAGTGTTGGGTTGTCTGACACTCAACAAGATTTGAGTGATATCATTATTGATCTTCATAGAAAATTTGATAGTCCATTTCATCTTATAGAAGTGGATGATCAAACAAATGATGGTGTTTTAATGAAAAGACTTCAACCATCTTATACAAGAGACGGAAAACTTCCTGTAAATAATTTACGTTCTATAGTCAACATAGCTTTAGAGGGAGATGAAAGAGTGACACAATCAAAAGATGGTAAAACTGTATCTTCAAAAACACAAGCTGAGTATGATGCTAAAGAAATTTATTATAGTTTTGTAAGAAGTATATTCTCTGATCTTAAACAGAATTTCCCAAGATAATAGGTTTTAAAATGGATATTTCAGAACAACTTAACAGATTAAAAATACAACCCAATTCAAAACCAAATATTCCTGCAGATGTCGAAGCTGGGTACGAAGAAACTTATGCAGATATGGCAGCAAGAGAAGAATTAGAAGATGATGAAGATGCTCTTGAACTTATGACTGGGCGTGGTCCAGACTATCTTGCTGATGTGTATCAACGCGCAGGTGATCTTATACGTCAATCAAATGAAGCAAGAGAATCGCTTGAAACTGGTGATGGCACAGAATACGATTTTGAAAGAAGAAGGCAAGAATTGATTGATTCAGCTAACGTTTCTCAATCTGGTTCACCTAGACCACCAATAGTTGCGTTGTCTGATGATGAAAGTATTGTAGAGGCTGCAACAGAACGTCCTTTTCCACCACCAATGGAAGGCGGACGTTTTAATCCAGAAACAGGTGAACTTCTTGATCCTGATTTTATGAAAAAAGAAATAGATGAATTAGGTGAAACGTATCTTCCAGATAGTTATGTGCGTAATTTAAGAGACAGAACTATTGCAGGGGCTGCAGAAGGAACACTTGGTTTTTTACCAGATTTAGCATATGCCGGTGTAGTAGGTGTTCCTCAGTATCTTTCAGTAGCAGGTGGACTTGTATACAACGCAGGAGCAAGGGCTATAGATGGACTATTAAGTACTCTTGAAAGAAATGTATTTGAAACGACAGCTTTAGATATGTTTAAACCACCTATTATAGACCCTCTTGATAACAATGTTGTTAATTTTATTCATAAAGGATATGGAAAGAGCGTAAAAGATTTTGTAAGAAATGAAGCTAAAGCTGCTAACGATTACCTTCAAAGAGAATATCAAGTTCCTGAATTTCAAAGAGATTTCTTTACAGAAATGTTATACAAAGTAGGAATGATAGCGGCACCGATTGTTCCCTTTATATCTGGTGTTTCAATGTTAATTAAAACTCCTAAGTTGGTTAGAAATGCTATGTCTACTTCAGAGAGCGTAACTGCCGGTTTGGGTAAGGCTAGTAAAAATTATGTTTTTGAAAGTATAAATAGAACAGCTGGAACACTAAATACATCTGTCGGAGCAGGTGCTGCTTGGCAAGTAGGTGATTCGTTATTTAAAGATACTAAATATAGAGATTTAACCGTAGCCTTTGCCATACCCGGAGCTTTCATAGGTTCTGCAACACAAATGGCAAGGATGCCTATTAACCTTTCTTTTGGTTTAACACTAGGTGCCATAGGTCTTTTAACAGGAAGAAAAGCTAGAGGAGAAAATGCAGGAAAATTTATGACTAAGATGGTAGCTTTTGGTAGCGGAATGTCTTTAGAAAATGTGTTAAAATTGTCACCAGATGAGTTAAAACTGAGAATGGCTATAGACGGCGATGCAGCTATAAAATACATGGAAGATATAGCATCAGGATTAAAATCTCTTCCTCCAGAATATCAAGAACCTTTGAGAAAATCTATAGAAATGATTGAAGAATTTAGTAAAAAGTATTCTGGTCCAGACGGTGAAAAACTACAATTTTTTATGTATCAGGCAACAGGTCTTGGTATTCAACAAGCTGTGATTAAAGCCGCTCTTGAAGGGGGAAATCTAAAATTATTTGAAAGAAATAGAATTAATTTGGGTAAATTAACAGATATTGAAGCGGCTCAAGATGTGTTAAACGATCAAATAAAAATATTTCAAAATGAATTTGCAAAAATGTTAGGTGATAAAAATATAAACATTCCTCAAAACGAATACGATCAACTGTTATTAAATTTGAGAAAACAGATAGATCAACAAGTAAGCGTAGGCGATGATATGACAATTCGTTTAAAAGAAATATCTGATCCTAAATCTACGTTTGTAAATATTACTAGAATGAATGAAATTAGGGATGTAGCAGACGAATTATTTTTCTATGATAAAAATTTTGGAAGAGGAAGTGAATTAACAGCTGAACAAATTATTAGAAATAGAGATAAAATAGATAAGAGAATTAATAACGTGTTTGTGTCAGCTTTTAAATCTGCTAAAAAAATAGTAGATTTAGCTTACAAATCTTTTTATCAATATGATTCACTTGTTGATGTTTCACGATTGGTAGACTTTGCTGCAGATATAAAATTTGAAGAAATAATTTCTCCTTTAACAGCTAAAGGAACTAAAGCTGGTAGATTCGCTAAAACACAAGCTAATCTTCTCAGTAATGCTCGTAGTAATACTTTAGCGCGTATGGATGCAGAAGATTTAGAAGAAGCATATAGTATATTAAGAAATAAAAACGAAACAGGCGTATCTTTTACGACTAACAAAAACGCTCTTATTGATTTTGAAATTTTAGAAAATCAACTAAAAGACTTTACTGGAAACGCTAGAACACAAAAACTTAAAGAGATATTGGAAGATATTACCACAGACGATTCAGCTACCTTTCAGCTAATAAATGACATTATACCTCCTAAATTCATGATGTCAGATTTAGTTGCTTATAGAAGTAGCTTGTACGAAAAGTTAATGAATAAACAAGGCACGGCTGAAGGACACAATGTTTCAGAGATAATTGATCAAGTAGATGATGTGTTAGACCAACACTTTAAAGATTTGGATGTACCTGATGTTAAGAGACTGTATGAAAAAGCTAAGGACTTATACAAAAAAAGGATGCTTCCGTTTAAATCACATTCAGGTGCTAAAGCATACAACAGTGTTTACAAAAGAGATGCCGATTACGAAGACACATTAGAAGTTAAACATATGTTTGCATTATTCACCAAATTTCAAAACGATGAAGTTATGGTTAAGACTTTTAACAGAATGTTTCATAATAAGGCTGATAGAAATGAAGCACGTGAATTATTTCAAATAACTATTGGTAGAGTACTTAATAATGATTTTCCTGCTTTTGCTAGAGGTTTTGTAAATAGGATGACAAAAGAACAAATAGCCTCAATGCAAAAAGCAAAAATGATAACTAATGATCAATTTATGGGACTACAAAAACTTATTGATCAAAGAGAAGGTATAAGAACAGCAATTTCTGACGATGTTCAAAAAGAATTATCTTCTCAGTTAACTGTTCTTGTAAATAGTGTTTCAAAAGTTATTGATGAAACTGTAGGTAGACGTTCAGATTTAGTTGACATAGTTGATAATTTAAAAAATCCTAATGATTTGATAGCAAAAATGATTGATGAAAGCACTATATTTTATCCTTCAGTACGTAGAGGACGAGCAGATTATGCTTTTAATGCTTTAGAAAAAAATCTAGACGATATGAACAGAGGAGAAGATTTTAGAAAAATAGTAGGAGAAAACGTTGAAGAAAATATGTCTCCTGTTACGGATCAAGTAATTAGATTCGTAAATGAATCAGATTTACCTAATGAAAAGAAATTACAAATTTTTGAAACATTAGAAAAAGCTATGATTCATAGAATATATACTGACTCTTTTGTGTTAACACCTAAAAGAGATTTAAAACAAGGTATGTCTAGGGCTGAGATAGCTGCAGGAGATGGAAAAACTTTTGTACCTGCTACTCATAGTGGATTACTTAATGACATCAATATTGTGCAGATGGCTAAATCTTTAGGGAAAGCATCTAACAGTCTTATTAAATTAGGGGATGCTGTAGATAATATCAGAGTTAGAACAGGTATGTCTGAAATACCTGTTAATAAAAAGAAATACAGACAACTTAGAGAATTGTATGAAGTAGCTAAAATAGGTATTTCTAGAGTTACAGATGTTCCTTTGGACGAGATTGGCTCTGCGTTAGCTATGTCGTCATTGTTGTCTAGAGCGTATTCGTTCTTCAGAGGAGTTGTTAGTCTTAAATTTATAGCAGGAGATTTATTTTTAAGAGTAGCACACAAAAAGAAAGTTGAATACGCTACTCAAATTTTATCTAATCCTCAAACAATAAAAATGATGCACGATGTAATGGTTAAAGGAAATAAAGCTAGCGGTGAACATATTAAATATGCACGAAGTGTTTTAGCTTCTGCTTTTGGAGGACAGATAGTTGAAAAGATTCCTGACACCGAATTAGGTAGGCTTTTAAATTATTATTTTAATCCTAAAGATGAAAGTTTTGTAGACTCTCAAAGACCTAATTCTGTTCCTGATCCTATCGAAATACGTATGCCACATACAGTGTTTAACGATCCTGATCTTATAGAAAGAATGAAAGAAAGAGGAGAACTTGTAAGAAGAGAGGCTAATAGACCAGAATGATACCATTTATAGGACCAATAGTAAACGCAGTAAGCAGCATCGGTGGCTCTTGGATGGAGAGCAAGCTAGAAGAAACCAAGGCCAAGTCGCAGGTCAAGGTTGCCAAGGCTGTAGCCGAAGCAGAAGTACACAAAAAAGTTGCTACTGGTGAAATTGAATGGGAAAAGACTATGGCGAAGGCCAGTGGAGATAGCTGGAAAGATGAGTATCTTGTTGTAGTGCTTACTGTTCCAGCTATACTTGTGTTCGTTCCCGGTATGGAAGATATTATTCAGAGAGGATTTAATGTACTTAGCACATTACCTGAATGGTATCAGAACGCTTTGATGATTGCCATCAGTGCTTCGTTTGGTATCAAAGGATTTAATAAATTTCTAGGGAGGAAGTAATCTATTAACATTGTTAAAGTATTCTGCACTTAGAGTATTAACACGCTCTAGAAATGCACCTATGATATGTGTATTCTCGTAGTCTGCTAGTTTCTTTTCCATAATCTGAATAAAGTCGTCAGGGGGAACATGGTTGTATTCAACTTCTATGTTCCCTTTTGTATTTAGATATACCTTTAGTTCTGATAGTACTGTTTCTGCTTCCCTCATATCTCACATACTCCAGCAGTACACGCCATCTCTTGAGATGATGTTGTGTTATCATCAAACTCAAGATACGAAGCGTAAT